GGCTCAGAGATCTTTCCAGAGAGCCTGGGCATTGTCAGAAGACATTACAGTTAAGGATGTAAAATTTGCAGATGGACTTCTCACAATTAAACTGGGCAAAGTGATACCAAAACATCACGCACGAAAAAATTACCTATAAATATTATTAGTTCGAGATGGATCATGACCTCTGTTATGCAGGGGTCTTTTTTTGTGTTATAATACGAGCATATTTTGGGAGTAATCCGTGAAAAAGTTCATTGCTACATGTATTGGTCTTGCATTGAGCGCCCCTGTACTAGCTAATCCATTCCCCAAACCCATCGAAAGTAAAATTACTAAAGGGTGGTACACTAATGATGCAATGGGATGTATGATGCTAAGAGAATGTACTGAAGGTGTTCAAGAAGTATTCTCCATTGCAGATATTTCCGATAATTATGATAGGAGTTTTGATCATGTGTCTAGGGAATTCCATGAGATGTTGGTGGCACTTAATTATGTGGGAGTAAAAGTTTATCTGGGAGATGAAAAATATTTTCCTGTAGGAAATCGTGGAGTATATCACACAGTTGGTAATAATTTCTTTTTGAACAAAGCATATATGGGTCGCCCCTCTGCACTCATGAGTGTGATGAGACATGAGGGATGGCATGCTGCACAAGATTGTATGGCAGGCACTATCGATAATAGTATGATTGCTATTATCATGGATGAAGATAAGGTTCCTCAGATCTGGCAAGACATTGCCACTAGAACTTATGCTGCAACTCCTAAAGCAATTCCTTGGGAGAAAGAAGCATTTTGGGCAGGGAAAACTGAGGGTATGACAATGAACGCACTGAAAGCATGTGCTAATGGTAACATGTGGGAAGTCTACACACCCACACCTATGACTAAGGAATGGTTACAAAAAAATGGATTTATGAAAGGGGGTTGACACCTTACACAGATCCTACTATAATAACTTTGTAAGGCTGATCACCTTACTGGGAGTGACTGAATAAACTTACTGGCATATAGCTGGTTAAGGTGATGAGACAGGGGTGGTGCCCGCTGCTGGGAACAGTAGAACTACAAACCAAGTAGGTCTCATGCAGAGGAGTAATTCTAAACTGTAGAAATGCCCTCCTCTTGTTGGTATACAGGAATCCAACCTCCCCACGCGGATGTCGTATAAAAGTATTACGACAGGTTTCCAACTTGTAGACGGTGGTGCAATACCATCCATCCGCTTTGCAAACTATATACTGGTGCAATGACCGTCAAACTAGTTCTACTAAAATCTAATGAAGAAGTCATCGCAGATGTAAAAGAACTTGTAGATGAGAATGAAAAACCCATTTTCATCGTTCTTGAAAATGCCTACTGTTGTAAGTTGGTTGAGGCACCTGTGTTACTTACGGAAGGACAAGAGGAAGGAGAGACACAATATAGTGTACAATACTATCCTTGGATGCCTTTATCTGATGAGAAAAAGATATCTATTGATCCCAGCTGGGTTGTTGCGATAGTAGAACCAAAACCTATGGTAAAACAATCCTACGAGAATAAAATTTATGGAACAGGAAGTAAAGATACTAATCCTAGTTAATGGCGACGTTCTTATCTCAGGAGTAGAGGAAGTAGCCGCTATTGATATTGGAGATCCAAACTGCAAACTTGTATCACCTTATGCACTTGATGGTGATGATATGTCACCTTGGTTAAAGAAAGTGACAGATGATGTTGAAATTATGATATGTTCTGATAAAATAGTAACATTGGTGGAACCGCACCGAGAACTCATTGATTCTTACTTGAAACTGGCAACCGCATGAAATTCTACACTAATGTTTTCCAGATCGGCAACAGTATGCTGGTTAGAGGATATGACAATGGAAAGCATTTTAGTGACAGGGAGGAGTTTCATCCTACCTTTTATGTGCCTACAAAGAAACGAAGTAAGTGGAAGACTCTTGATGGTCAACCTGTAGAACCAATTAAACCTGGCACAATCAAAGATTGTAGAGAGTTCATAGATAAGTATTCACAGGTAAAAAACTTCAATGTATATGGTAATGAGAGATATGTGCATCAATATATTTCTGATAATTACCCAGAGAATGAGATCAAGTTTGATCTGAGCAAAATTAATCTAGTCACTATTGACATCGAGGTTGCTGCAGAGAGTGGATTCCCCGATGTCTTTAATTGTGCAGAAGAATTACTTCTAATCACGGTACAGGATTACAATACTAAAAGAATTACTACCTTCGGATCACGTCCATACAAGACCAATCCAAACAGAAAGAACTACTCTTATATTGACTGCCATAACGAGGAAGGCCTGATCTATACATTCCTAGATTGGTGGCAGAAACACACGCCTGAGGTCATTACAGGGTGGAACTGTGAACTGTATGATATTCCTTACCTTGTAGGTAGGGTAGAACGTCTTATGGGTGAGAAGATGACCAAGAAGTTCTCTCCTTGGGGTATTGTAAGAAAGAATGAAATCACAATAATGGGTCGTGCAAATATTGTTTTTGATCTTGCAGGCATATCTGTAATTGATTATTTGGATCTGTACAAAAAATCCCCTGCAACTTCAAACCAAGAGAGTTTTAAATTGGATCATATCGCCATGATGGAACTCGGTCAACAGAAGTTGGATCACAGTGAGTTTGATACATTCCGTGAGTTTTATACAAAGAACTGGCAGAAGTTTGTAGATTACAACATCGTTGACGTGGAACTGGTTGACCGTCTTGAGGATAAACTCAAGTTGATTGATCTATGTTGCACTCGAGCATATGATGCAAAGATCAACTTCACTGATGTTGCGTTTCAAGTTCGCACATGGGATGCGATTATCTACAACTATCTCAAAAAGAAAAACATTGTGATCCCACAAAAGGATCGTAATAAGAAGGATGAAAAGTATGCTGGTGCGTATGTGAAAGAACCTAAGCCTGGTAAGTATGACTGGGTGGTATCTTTTGACTTGAACTCACTATATCCGCATTTGATTATGCAATACAATATCTCCCCAGAAACACTACAGGAAAAGAAACATCCTAGTGCCACGGTGGAGAAACTTCTCAATCAAGAGATTACTTTTGAAATGTACAAGGACTTTGCTGTCTGTGCTAATGGTGCAATGTTTAGTAAGGACAAGAAAGGTTTTCTACCTGAGTTGATGGAGAAGATGTACAACGAACGTGTCATCTTCAAGAAGAGGATGATCAAAGCAAAAAAAGCCTATGAAAAAACCCCTACTAAAGAACTTGAAAAGGAGATTGCGAGATGCAACAACGTCCAAATGTCCAAGAAGATTGCCCTTAATAGTGCTTATGGTGCTATTGGTAATCAATATTTTCGCTATTACAAACTTGCGAACGCGGAGGCCATCACCTTATCTGGACAGGTATCAATCCGATGGATTGAGAATAAAATGAACCAGAAGATGAATAACATCTTAAAAACGGAGGGTAAAGATTATGTTATTGCTAGTGATACTGATTCTATCTATTTGCACATGGGTGATTTGGTTGAAGCTGTATACGAGGGAAGAGAAAAAACTACTGAAGGCATTGTCTCGTTCCTTAACAAGGTCTGTGAAATGGAACTTGAGCCTTATATTGAAAGTTCTTACCAAGAATTGGCAGACTACGTTAACGCCTACGATCAAAAAATGATCATGAAGCGAGAGAATATCGCTGATCGTGGTATTTGGACTGCAAAGAAAAGATATATTCTTAACGTGTGGGATAGTGAGGGTGTAAGATATGAACAGGCAAAACTTAAGATCATGGGTATTGAAGCAATTAAGACATCTACCCCTGCACCATGTCGTAAGTTCTTGAAAGATGCTTTCAAACTTTTGATGTCTGGTACAGAAGATGAAGTGATTGATTATATTGAACAGTGTAGGAAGGAGTTCAAATCATTATCGCCAGAGGAAGTTGCATTTCCTCGTACCCTATCTAATGTAGAGAAATGGAAGTCATCCACAGACATGTACCATAAAGGATGTCCCATTCATGTTAGAGGTGCGATCTTATATAATCACTATACAAAGAAGAAAAAGTTGACTAATAAATATGCTGCTATTCAAAACGGTGAAAAGATTAAGTTCTGCTACTTGAAGACACCTAATTGGATGCACGAAAATGTTATATCTTTCATTCAAGATTTCCCAACAGAACTTGACCTAGATAAACATATTGACTATGAACTACAGTTCAATAAGTCGTTTATGGAACCTGTTAAGGTTATCCTTGATTGCATTGGTTGGGAGACCGAACGCAAGAATACACTTGAATCATTCTTCGCATGACAAAATACATAGTATGCTGGTCTGATAATGGACTATTTTCTGATAGACAGATGAAAGTTTTTGAATCAAGAGATCCAGCAAATTGGTTTGCACAAAGTATACAAAAGCAGTATAATAATGTTAAAGTATACTTAGCTAGAAAAGGAGAGTTTGATGACTAAGAAGAGAATACTTACTCTAGTCACAGGCGGTTTTGATCCTCTTCATAGTGGCCACATTGCTTACTTCGAGCAAGCAAAAGATCTGACAAATTACCTAGTAGTGGGGTTGAACACGGAAGAATGGTTGACTAAGAAGAAAGGACAATACTTCATGTCATGGAAAGAACGTGCAGAGATCATTCGTCACTTGGATGTGGTTGATGCCGTGATCACAGTAGAGGATGATGAATATGGTTCCGCCTGTCATGCAATCGAAAGATGTCTAGAGATCGCACAAACTGTTGTCTTTGCCAATGGAGGTGATCGTGGTAAAGGTAATACACCAGAGATGGATAAGTTTGGTGATGATCCCAGAGTAGAGATGGAGTTCGGGGTAGGTGGAACTGATAAGAAAAATAGTAGTTCATGGTTGCTCCATAACTACTTTGAAAGACAAAGAAAAATAGTGGGGATCTAATGAACAACATAGGATTAGAAGTTGTATTCTGGACAATATTGTCAGTATATCTTCTTGCTAAATTTGGAGTTTTTAAAAAATGAATTGTTGGCATTGTAATACTGAACTCATATGGGGTTCAGATTTTGACGCTGAAGACTACCATTGTGAAGATGAGTATTCTATAGTGACTAATCTTTCATGCCCTAAGTGTGAATCATTCGTTCAAGTGTTTTATCCAAACAAGCATGACAAGTGAAGTATCATGGGAAGGGTTTCAATTACCCAATATGCCATTATATAAAACTAAACTTAGTGATGATTGGATGTCTTATCTTTGGTCTGTTGTAAAACAGGCGGAGAAAGATAATGTCAATAATAGTAACGATTATAGTTACAGACTTGCTGGAAATATATCTGGCAGTTTGGGATTGAAAGATGTAGATCACAAATTCAAAAATGAAGTTGTAGGTCCTCTAACACAAAAGTTGATAGATGAAGACCCAAAGCATTACTTTCCTCCCATAGATCTTGACCCACGTTTAGATCTAAAATACACAACAGAACTCAGATTAAATTGGTGGGTAAACTACCAATATGCAACTGAGTTTAATCCAGAACACGGCCACTCAGGCATTACATCATTTGTGATCTGGATGAAGATCCCCACACACTATGAGGATCAGCACAACCTACCATTCCATTCCAAAGCTGCATCTGATTTTCAGTTTACATACACTGATATTATAGGGAACACTATTGAGTTTCCTATCTTCATGAGTCCAGAAATGGAAGGCACATTGATGTTATTTCCATCGACATTGCATCATCAAGTGTATCCATTCTATAACACAGAAGAACCAAGAATATCAATCGCTGGTAATTTATTGTGGTCCGTGGTAGAATTATAATAGAAGTGAATCATTATGGATTTTTTAAAAGAAATTGTAAAAGAGATAGGAGATGAGTACACCCAACTTGCCTCCGAGGCAGAATCGACTGAAGAATTTATTGACACAGGTTCGTACATTTTTAACGGACTCGTATCAGGTAGTATATTTGGTGGTGTATCTAGGAACAAGATTACTGCTATTGCTGGGGAAAGCTCTACTGGAAAAACTTTTTTCAGCCTCGCTGTCGTTAAAAATTTCCTTGACAATAACCCTGATGGGTATTGTTTATATTTTGACACTGAAGCTGCTGTCAATAGGGGACTCCTTGAGTCTAGAGGAATTGATCTCAAAAGGCTCGTTGTTGTCAATGTGGTAACGATTGAAGAGTTCAGATCAAAGGCACTTAGAGCTGTTGATATATACCTTAAGACAGATGAAGAGAATCGCAAACCATGTATGTTTGTATTGGATTCTCTAGGCATGCTTTCTACTGAGAAAGAGATCTCTGATGCTTTGAATGATAAACAAGTTCGTGACATGACCAAATCACAACTTGTAAAAGGTGCATTTAGAATGTTGACTCTTAAACTTGGTCAAGCAAATATTCCACTAATAGTTACCAATCATACCTATGATGTCATCGGATCATACGTTCCCACCAAAGAAATGGGCGGAGGCAGCGGTCTCAAGTATGCAGCAAGCACAATCATTTATCTCAGAAAAGCTAAGGAAAAGGAAGGAACGGAAGTCGTTGGAAATATTATTAAAGCTAAGACACACAAGTCGCGTCTAAGTAAAGAAAATAAAGAAGTTTCCATAAGATTATACTATGATGAACGTGGTTTAGATAGATATTATGGACTACTAGAACTAGG